GACTCCATCGTGCTGGCGCTGCGGGAGGCTTATGAGGAGTTCGACATCGCCCGCTGGGATTGGAAGACGGAGGAGGACGGAGAGGGAAGGCACGTAGGGCCGATTGCACAGGAGTTTGCCCCTGTCTCCACCCTGTTACATGGTGTAGAGGGTGACACCACGATGTTCCAGAGTGCGGACATGACGATGGCGAACACCATCCTCATCCAAGACCTATTGAAGAGGGTGCAGGCGTTGGAGGAGCGGGTGGCGGAGTTGGAGTCCACACACTAAGGATAGGTCAGATTCTGACCTAGCCTGAGAAAAGGGGGAGGAAAATGCATAAGTGGATCAGCCGTAAACTCATTGCCGCCGTGGGAAGTGTGGTGACGGTGGTCCTCGTAAATGTCGGCCTTCCGGAGAATATTGCAGTGCAGATCACGGATAGCCTGACATGGATCGTGTCCGCTTACTTGGTAGGCCAAGGTGCCGCAGACGCCGCGGGGGCGTTGAAGAAGTAGAGGGAAGGGGAGGGGACTGGATGCCCGGCGAGCACTGCCTACACGAGGACAGGTGGGAGGACGTGAAAGAGGAGATCGCCGAATTACGGGACTTGGTGCGGGCGGACACAACCGCAACGTGGGTTAGGTGGGCCATTCCTTTAGCAGTAACCCTAACGGTGACGGTGTTTGGCTTCTTGCAGGACAGGATTGGCGCCGTCGAGAGTTACGCCCAGGCCCGTATGGAGGAATCCATGGCCGACCGAAGGGCGTTGGCACAGAGAACGGGCGAGATCGAGGTGCGGCAGAAGGAGCAGTTCGAGCGCATCCTTCAGGAGTTGCAGCACCTGAATAAGAGAATTGACGAGCGGAGGTAGGGGAGATGGCACAAACCTGTGCGGCACGGCGCACCCTCCTTCAGAGAGCCCAAGTGCTGCTGAATGAGCTAGTGCGCCTCAATGAGCAGGCGGCGCGTCTGGAGACTACGTTGGAGGCGCAGGGAATAGGGACAACTGACGTGGAAGACACGATGAATAAGGTGCTGGCCGCAGGTGGTCCTCCGCTGACGGGCGCGGGTGCGGACACTGCCTTGATAGCGTGTACCAAGGAAACAGTAACGGACCGCCTCATTAACCTCCTGAACTCGAACGTAGCGGGTGGAGTGGACTGGGCCGCGGACGCATAATGAGCGCCTTAGAAGGTGTTACGGACAGGGAGCTGGAGGAGCTGGTGGCCGAGTGTGATCGGTCATTGGAGGCCTTCTGCCGTGTCTTCTTTCCTGATACCTTCTATAAGCAATTCTCCCCCGCGATTCATGGCCCCATCTTCGACATCCTAGACGATGATAGCATCCAGCTGGCCGCGATTGCGGCACCCCGTGGAGTGGGGAAGAGCACGATCTGCAATACGATCTTCCCACTAAAGAGGATTGTGTATCGGGATAGCAACTACATTATCCCAGTGAGTGCCACGGAGAACGCGGCGGTCGAGCAGGCCGCGGATGTGAAGGATCAGCTCCTAGAGAACGAATTGCTTCGCGCGGTGTTTGGCAGCATGGAGCCGACGGAAAGGCATGATCAGTTCGGCCAGAGGGAGTGGGTGACGAGCACTGGCTGTAAGATGATGCCTAGAGGGGCGGGGCAGCAAGTAAGAGGTCGGAAGTTCCGTGGTAATCGTCCTGACTTGATTATCGTGGACGACTTGGAGAACGACGAGAATGTAGAGAATGAGGAGCTCCGGTTGAAGTTGAAGAGGTGGTTCTTCTCCGCCCTACTGAATAGTGTGGATAGGGGGAGGAGCGATTGGAGGGTGATCGTGATCGGGACGATCCTCCATGAGGACTCCCTCCTAAACAACTTGCTGGATAAGGAGAGGTACCCGGACTGGCGCACCGTTAGGTTGGAGCTGTGCGACGACAATTACAAAAGCAATTGGCCTGAGCATCTTCCTGACGAGAAGGTCCGTGAACTAGCGGATTCGTATCGAAGGGATGAGATGTTGGACGTGTTCTATCGGGAGTTTAGGAACATCCCGATTGCGACAGAGCAGCAAGGGTTTAAGGACAAGTTCTTCCTGCATTATAGGGAAGAAGACGTGAAGTTGAATGAGGATCCTCGGGTCGAGACGGTGATCTTGGCGGACCCGGCCCGGACCATGAAGACAGGGTCCGCGCATACCGCGGTAGTTGCGGTAGGGATTGATACAGTCGGCGGGAAGTTGTATGTGAGGGATATTGAGGAAGGGGCCATGAGCCCGCCGATGCTCTATGATGCCATGTTCGACATGGCGCAGAAATACAACGCACTCGTTCTTGCCCCAGAGGTGACTGGCCTGAATGAGTATATCACGTATCCTCTACAGAACGAGATGCTTCGGAGGGGGCGCCATTACATCCTAATTGAGGTGAAGCCGAGGGAAGGAAAGACGGGGCCACGAAGGAGTGCTGGCTTGATCCCATTGTATAGGGATGGACTGGTGTACCATGAGGAGAGGTGCGCCGGCAAGTTGGAGCGCTACCTGAAGCAGTGGCCCCGTCCTTCCTACTGGGATGTAATAGATGCGCTAGCAGGCGTGATCTTCGTGATGGAGGAAGGGGACCGCTACTTTGTGTCGGCGGATAGCCCGGACGAGATTGAGCAGGAGTATGAAGACATCTCGAACGAGCCCGCCTTGGACCTAGAGATGGTCATATAGTCAACCTCGGTCAGATTCTGACCTAGGTTAAGGGGAGTAGGGGCGATGCCGATCCGTCTAGATCCGCGAACGCAGGTGGCGAATGTAGGTAATCTTCGCGGCACGGAGTATTCCTACAAGTATCCCCGTGGGCTGCGGTTGCGGCCGGGGACGGAAACGCATGACCGGATAAGGGACTTGGTGTTGGAGTTCGCCCGCAACAGCTACGCACGGATTAGTGCGCGGCATGAGAGCTGGCAGCAGATAGACCAGATGCTCACCGCCTACATCCCGACCGATGAGGCGGAGGATCGCATTAAGGAGAAGGATTCGAGGAAGCCCGTCTCCATCGTGGTTCCTCTTTCCTACGCCACCCTCGACACCCTATTGACGTATGTGACGGCGGCGTTCCTCGACAGCCCAATCTTTAAGTATGAGGGGATTGGCCCGGAGGATGTGTTGGGGGCACGCCTCCTTGAGCGCGTGGTAGATCACCAAGCGCGCCGCGCGAAGATGGCGATTCAGCTCCATACCATGTTTAGGGACGCCTTCGCGTATGGCTTCGGTGCCGTGAACGTGGGGTGGAATAGGGAGTATGGGTATAGGAGGGATGTAAAGGAGAATGGCTTCTTCTCTCCAGTGATGGGCTTCGTGCGGAGGGGGCAGGATAGGTTGAGAAGCCGGAAGCTGATCTTTGAGGGAAACGAGTTGCAGAACATAGATCCCTACTCGTACCTGCCCGACGTGGGGGTGCCGATTCAGGATGTGCAGAGGGGGCAGGCCGCGGGCTGGTGTAGGCGGGAGAACCGCATGGAGATATTGGAGAGGGAGGCCGGCGATAACTCCTTCTTCAACGGGCGGTATGTGAACCATATCTCCGGCAAGAGCTTCCTCTCCACGGACCAGAGTGCGCGGGACCGCTACGGGGTAGGAAGTGATGAGCAGATGGCGGCCATGTATAAGGTCGTCGATGTCATCTATATGTATATGGACATCATCCCCAGCGAGCTAGGAGTGGGGACGAGCCAGTACCCGGAGAAGTGGTTCTTCGGTGTGGCGGGAGATTCTGTCGTAATTAAGGCGGATCCGCAGGGGGAGGACCATAACAAGTTCCCGCTCGCCATCTGTGCGCCTGACTACGATGGGTATTCGGTAACACCCATCAGTCGACTAGAGATGGTGTATGGGATGCAGCACCTCATCAACTTCCTCTACAATTCGCATGTGACGAACATTCGGAAGGCGCTGAACGATATGTTCGTCGCGGACCCGGAGTTGGTCAACCTGAATGACCTGAACAATCCTAGTCCGGGGAAGATCATTAGGTTGAGGAAGAAGGCGTGGGGAAGAGGGGTGGCGAACGCAGTGGAGCAGCTGAAGGTGATGGATGTAACGAGCCAGAACCTACAGGAAGGGCTGCTGCTGGCGAACTCCATGGACCAGTATACGGGGGCGGTCGATTCCCTGAAGGGGCAAATGCGCCGTGGTGGGGAGCGGGTATCCGCTACGGAGTATAGAGGTACCCACGCAAGTGCGCTGTCTAGGTTGGAACGGTGTGCGCGCCTCGGGGGCTTGCAGGCGATTGTTGACCTGGGACATATGATCGCCCTCAACACGCAGCAATACTTGGAAAGGGGCCAATATGTAGAGATGGTGGGAAGGGGTGAGGACGAGTTGCGGGCGGAGTTTGGCGATACGGAGAGGATCTACGCCGACCCCCTCTCCCTCGTCGTGGAGTATGACATTGAGGCCTCGGATGGGAGCCTACCTAATTCGGGGGATCCGGCCCTCTGGAAGGATCTGTTGCAGGTTATTACGACGAATGAGGCTCTCGTTGGGCAGTTCGATGTGGTGAACATCTTCAAGCACACGGCACGTCTGATGGGCGCCAAGAACATAGGGGACTTTGTGGCAAAGGGTGGCGGAGTGCAGCCAAACGTGATGCAGGATGAGCAGGTGATGCGGCAAGTAGAGGCCGGGAACATGGTGCCGATGTCGGGAGGTGAGGAGTGAGGTTCAACGACGCAGTGCGGAAGTTGGAGAGGGAGATGGTGGAAAGGGAGAACGCCGACCTGCTTCTCGTTTCCACGAAGAAGGACTTGGAGGACTTCCAAGGGAGTAGGGTGTGGCAGGACATTCGCACCTTCTGCTCCTTCCTCGTAGTGCAGACGAGGGATGAGTTGGAGCAGATGGGGAAGGCGAATGGTGTGACGTTGGAGGATGTTGCCTACAACCAAGGCATTTGCTTCGCGACCAGGCGCCTCATGGACCTAACGGAGTTGTTGACGGAGCGCCTGGACATGCCGACCGAGGAGGAGAGTGATGGCGAAGAGGAAGAGTAAGGAAGGGCAGCCCGCCGCCCCGGCGCCGGAGGAGCCTAAGTCTCCTAGCGTCTCCGATGAGATTGCGGATCTCCTCGGGCGGGGCGGGAAGGAGGAGGGCGAAGAGGAACCTTTGCTGGAGGAGGAGTCCACAGAGGCAGTGGAGGGAGAAGAGAAAGAGGAGGTGGAAGAGGAAGAGGTAGAAGAAGGGGAGGAAGACGAAACCACCGAGCCGTTGGAGGAGGGGGAAGAGGAGGGCGAGGTGGAAGAGGGTGAAGAGGAAGAGGAAGAGGAAGAGGAAGAGGGGGAGGAAGAGGAAGTAGAAGAGAAACCCCTCCCTGTAGGGGAGCGGGCTGAGCTGTTGAACCAGATTGCAGAACTCCGCACTAAGCTCGATGCGGTGGTGGAGGGGGGAAAGAAGGGGAAGAAGTCGGAGGAAGACGAGGAGCCAGACTTTAAGTTCGATGAGTTCCTGAACACGGAGGAGTCTTATGAAGAGGCTCTCCAGAGTCGGGAATCCTTCAACAAAGTCCTGGCTGAGGTCGCCCGGCAGGCTTCCCTCGCCGCTATGAGAGCGGCAATGCAGCGTGTTAGCCCCCTCATAACCGCCCGCGTCGCGGAGCAGGTGACAAACCAGCAGTTGGTAGCAGACTTCTTCCGCTCGAATCCGGAGTTGGTGCCGGCCCGCCGTTTTGTGGCAACGGTGTTCACGCAGATCCAGGCGGAGAACCCGGACAAGAGTTATGCCGAGTTGTTAGGCATGACGGCGCGGGAGGCGCGGAGCCAGCTTGGGCTGGTGCAGGGAGCGCGGAAGGTAGCGGGGAAGGTGAAGGGGAGGAAGATGGGGAGTATGCCTCCGGGTCGTCGGGGCGCCGCCGTCCGTGGGACGGGTGTGAAGGCGCCTCGTGGAATCGGGGCAGAGATTGAGGAAATGCTCGGGGGACGCCGCTAACCTAGGTCAGATTCTGACCTAGCCTAAAAGAGGAGGAGCAGAAATGCTCGGGACGAATCGCTTCAATGCACAGGCCATCAACTCCTTGTCGGGGAAGGGCCGGCAGGTGGTGGTGGACGCGGTGGCGCAGCTCGACACGGGGGCCGCCGGGGGCGCCTACGACGTGCAGCTTTCGGATGTGTGTGTGATCCTACACGGGAATGCTACGATGGGGGCCCACTATGTGGACCTTCCCTCTGTAGGGGAGGCCCAGGGGATGCTGCTTTCCCTCTTCGTCGCGGAGGCAGATGCTACCTACACTGTAACGGTGCAAGATCGGGACGATTCCGCGAACTGGACGGACCTGGTCTTCACAGCCGCCAATGACTACGCCCTCCTCTACTGCGATGGGCATATGTGGTTCACCATCCTGGAAGTCACCACGCCGTAGTAAAGTAGAGGAAAGGGAGAGGTGAGGAAATGAGCATGAAAGGGAGGCTCCTCCAGCAGGGCGTCGCGGTTGGGGGAACGGCTGCACAGGCAAGAGCGTATGCTCGGCAGGGGCTCGTGGTGGACGCGCCGAGCAATGGCCCCTTCCAGAAGGCCCCGGTGTGTCTCCTCGATCCAATGACCGCGGTGGAATGGATGGACGACTTCTTCGAGTTCCACATCAATAGTGGCTCGAATGAGGTTGGCTGGGTGGAGACGGACCTCCAGGGGACGAATACGGGGGCTATCACAACGGTCGCCGGAAATGGGCACTGCTTGGGCCTAACTACGGGGTCCAATCCAGGTGATGGGATCTCCATTCAGTGGCACCATCCCTTCGTAACCCTTCCGGCTACGGGAAAGCTCTGGTTCGAGGCGAGGATCTATAAGGGGGTCAGTAGTGCCGCTGCTCCCTTCCTAATCGGCCTCTGCAAGGTGGACACCTCGCCCATAGCGTCGGCCCCTGCTGACGGGGTCTGGTTCGAGGGCACTACGAACATGGACCTCTCTGCCCATACCGCGGATACTGAGGGTGCGGAGGTGCGCCCGGTGGTGGGCTCCTTGGACGCCTCTACCTGGATGAAGCTGGGCATCTTCTCTGATTATGCCCGGTCTAAGCTCCAGTTCTGGGTAGATGACGTTATGGTTCTGGAGTATTCCACCGTTGCGAACATCCCGGACGGGCGGTCGTTGACGCCAACCTTCTGCGTCGTTTATCAGGACGGCGCGGAGGTTGTCTACTGTGACTACATGAAGGTAGTTCAGACTCGCTACTAGTAGGAAGAGGAAGAGGAGGAAAAGGAAATGGCTGATCAGTATTTCTGCGGACTGCGTGGCACGGGGGATCTGGCCACGAATGAGCGGCCGGAGAGTTGGCGTGCTGGGATTCTCCGGCTTTTCCCCAACGGGGACATGCCTCTCACGGCGCTGACGAGCCTGATGAAGTCGAGCAAGGTGGACGATCCACACTTCCACTGGTGGACGAAGACCCTGACGACGCAGAGGGCGACGATCACGGGGGTTTACACGGACGTGGCGCTGGGCATTGCCTACACAAGTGACGGTGTGGCCGGGCAAGTCCTCTACGTGAAGATGGCGGAGGCCGATACCGCCTACTTCCGCGTCGGTCATCAGGTGTTGCTTCGTGATGCGAGCAACTACACAGTGGACTGCGTTGGGAAGGTGACGGGCCTGGCGCTGAATGGCGCCTCCTCCTACGTCGCCGTGCGGTTGCTGGAGGCCGACGACAATGGGAGCGGGGCTGACCTGAGCGACGCCGACACCGCCCTCATCATCGGCAACATGAACCCGCAGGGTGGTACGCGTCCGGACGCCATCACGCAGAGCCCCAGCGAACACTCCAACTACACGCAGATCTTCCGCAACTCCCTCGACCTCACCAGAACGTTGCGGGAGACGAAGCTGCGGACGGCGGATGCCTACCAGGAGGCCAAGCGCGACTGCCTGGAGTTGCACGGCATCGAGATGGAGAAGGCGTTCCTCTGGGGTGTGGCGTATGCCGGCGTAGGGGCGAACGGAAAGCCTGAGTATACGACGCAGGGGCTGATCCCGTTCATCAAGGCGGCGGGAACGGTGGAGGACTTCTCCCTCGACTCGGCGACGGACTACGACGGTAAGACGTGGCTCCAGGCGGGGGAGCAGTGGATGGATGAGCACCTGGAGGAGATCTTCCGCTACGGCGCGGACGAGAAGCTCGCCTTCTGCGGCTCGGGTGCCCTGCTGGGCATCCAGCGCCTTGTGAAGAGCGGCGCCTCTTACCAGATCTCGCTCCGCGAAGCGGCCTACGGCATCAAGGTCGTGGAGTGGGTCACCCCCTTCGGCGCCATCATGCTGAAGAGGCACCCGCTCTTCTCCTACGAAGCGACGAACCGGCACTCCATGGTGATCTTCGAGCCTTCGGACTTGGAGTATCGCTACATCACTGACACCACCTACATGAAGGACGACTCCTACATGAAGGGGGGCGGGACCGGGAAGGACGGGCTCGAAGAGGAGTACCTGACCGAGGGTGGGTTGGAGTTCCATCATGGCGAGAAGACCGGGTACCTGAACGGCATCGGTCTGGACAATGCCGCATAACCTAGGTCAGATTCTGACCTAGCCTGAGTAGTGAAGGGGGCCCTCTAAACCGCGGACGGGGCAGAGGGCCTCCTTCAAAAGAAAGGGAATGGAATGAACCTCCTTGAAATCCGGCAGAAGTTCATTGTCCTAAGTGGGCGGGCGGACCTGGCCACCACGACGACGCAAACCAGCGATACGGATGCGGGTGCGGACTTCTTCATCCAGGCCGGCACCCGCTTCTTGGACTTCCAAACGCAGCATGATAGACAGGAGGCATTCCAGGAGGAGGCACTTGCGGAGGGGGAGTGTCAGCTCCTGCTGAAGAATTGCCGCACTGTGAAGGCCGTCTGGTTTATGGACAGTGCGGGGGCCTGGGCTAAGTTGGAGCATTGTCCGGAGGAGGAGCTGCGGGAGGAATATCCGGATTGGAACCTCTCCGACACCGGAACTCCTGCCTACTGGAGCCAGATTATTGGGAGGGCGGCACCAAGTCAGGTAGGTGGGGGCCAGCCCGTGGAGCAGAAGCTCATCACCGTGATGCCCCCGACGGATGCCGCCATTACGATCCGCGTGTTGGGGATCTTCCACTCCTTCCAGCTGGAGGAGAATGAGGATGAGAACTTTTGGTCCATTGAGTATCCTGAGGCGCTGGTATTTGCCACCTTGCGCGCCCTTGAGGCATCGTATAGGAACCTGGAAGGGATGCGGGACTGGGAGGTTGCAATGGAGCCCTACTTAAGGGGGGTGTCGAACGACGACGCAGCTTTCATAGGCGACGAACCGTCGGAGATGGAGGGGTAACGGGATGGCCTTCGGCTACTTGCAGAGGAAGAGGCCGTATAGGGATGAGGGGATTCGCCTAGCACGGGCGGCCACGGTGAGGGAGGGAAAGGAAAGGGTGGAAAGGGCGAGGGAGGAGAGGAAGAGGGAGCGGGAAGAGGAGGGGAAGTTGAAGGAGGTGGAGAGTGGGGCGCCGGAGATTCCCCTGAACGAGGTGATGGAAGATGCGGGAATCGACCCTGACTATCCGTAACGCCCTACGGCAAGGGCTACGAGCGAAGGTAAACACCCCGAAGAATAGTCCTGTCCTTTATCAGTGCACCTACGTCAAGCCGACGGAGCGCGGTTTGGAAGATCCCGTGGACGTGGAGGCACGCTTCGCGGCGGAGAGCCATGCGTGGCCCTTCCCTCAATTCTTCCAGTGGGGGCAGTATAGGGGGGGCTATTCCGGCTACTACCATTACTTGTTCGGCGCTACTACCCTTAAGCTAGTGGACGAGTCGGATTGGTCCACTAGTGCGGTGACTACCTATAAGCTCCTATCGGCGGGCACCCCGGAGGTTATAACAGCGGGGGGTGTTTGGCACTTCGCAGAGGCCGGGGCTTCCTGGGTGGCCACGAATGGTAGCACGGTGCTGATTAGCGATAATAGGTATACAGCCATTGGCGCAACCCACAAGTGTTTGGTGGCACCAACAGCAGTGGGCACGGTCTGCGGCCATAAGGGGCGCATCCTCTACGCAGGCTTCGGAACCACTTTTGTCTGGCCCGCCCATTGGGGCACCCTGCTCGCAGGACTTGCCGGAGAGACAATCCTGCCCCTTGATTACACCAACTACCAGCCCCGCGATAACTGGGTCTTCTGGACTCCCATTAACTCCGACCT